AGTTTTACTTTGTGAAGTACCATTCTGTGAACCTGCATCTATTCTCATTGTTTGTAATAAAGATGTATAACCTAATCCAACTTTAACTTTACTTGCAGATCTACTTAAAGTTATTTCTCCAGAGCTAACTACAACATCTGGATGTGTTGCACCATCAGCTAATACTGAAACTGTTTGACCCTCAAGATGAGCAAGACCAGATATAGTTGTAACTGAAGATCCATCGTAAGCTAACTGTGAATCTAAAAAGTTAAATGATGTATCGTCTGTTTCATTAAAGTCATATTGATTAATATATTCTACATATCTTTTTGTAGCACCATTAATTGTTCTTTTTACAATAACCCATGTTTGATATTCTGAATCATCTGTAGGAATTGTTGCAGCACTATCACAAACTGCATTACCACTTCCAAATGCTCCACCAAAAATATGTCTGTGCCAAGCAACTACTTGTTGTTCTCTTTGATAAGTTAGACCAACTAATTGACCATCATTTCTAACACACCATATAACTTGATTAGGCTCTTGTTGATATGATAGTTGTTTAAATCCACCTTCCGAAATATGTTCAGCAAGGATAGTTAAATCTGGAGCTATGTAACCATCAACATCAAAGTTGTATGCTAGTTCTCTTAACTTTCTTCTTGCTCTTTGTAAAAATAAAGTTGCGTTACCAACAGCTAGAGCATCTACATTTGCAGCTCCATTATTAGATTGTTTTTTAATTAATATGTTTGTAGGTGTGATTGCAATATCAGTACCACCACCACTAACTGCAAACTCCCCACCTGCAGTACCAATGATTAAAGTTCTTGTAGCTGTCATGAATCTAATTGCGTTTACTTGGTTCGATGCAATAGTATAAATAATAGCATCATCATCTGCTACAGTTCCATGATAGTTATCATTCATGTTTTCATAATCACCAGACTTAGAAAAAAATAATGTTTGTGGTTGAGATAAAGTTGCTGCAAATACCAATCTTTGTTCAAAGAAAGTTACGCAAGAAGGATGACCAGTAGTAGAACTAAAAGATCCTAATGCAAAATCAGTTGTAGCTGATCCACTTGATATATCTGATAACACTTCCATATCAACAACAGTTGATGATGTGTATCCTGTAATTTTTACATGACCATCAAGTACATGAACTAATCTTCCAACATCAGTTGATAACCAACCTTGATTAGAATTAACTCCAGTAGTTGATGATAAAGTTAATGTTCCTGTATGACCAGTATTGGTATGTGATGCTGTTATAGTTGTTGTTTCAATATTGTGATCCATAAATGGACCATTGGTAAATTCAACACTTGTTAGTGTCCAGGATGTATGACCTGTTCTAGCTAATTTTTTTACAGGATGATTGGGATGACATAAATACATAACGTCAGCAGATTGTGCATATTTAATATCAAATAGTTCTGCTTCTAAATAAGGTGAAGCTATTTCATAAGCAGATCCACTAGATAATATTTGACCATCATCTTTATAAAATCTTATGTACTGATTTCCAAACTCCAACATATAAGTTTGTGTTGTACTAAACTCAAAAGGAATTAATCTTGTTTCTTTAGAACTATCTTTTACTTCTGCCACAAACTGTGTACCAGATCTTCTTGCTGCACTTCCGTGAGGAAACACAATCATGTTTTCTAAAGTTTTACATCCTGTAGAATATTTTTGTAAATCATTTCTACCATCTAATCTTGGTGATAGTTCACCACCTGTAAAGTTTGTTAATTGAACAGCAACTCTAGCCATAGGTTAGTACCTTGAGTTTATAAAAGTAGAAGCTCCCATTACATCTGATTGACCATTATCTGGATTAGTATTTTGACCTTCAGTAGCATCTACAAATCTAGCTTCTTTTAATTTATCTTGAAATAAATTGTACATATTAGAAGCAACAGGATTAGATGATGTAACTGCGTATGCAATATCAGCAGCTAATGCAGAAGATATTGTTTCTCTTAACAACTCATCATATTGATTGGGGTCTGTAATTCTTGCAACATATTGTATCTTAACTGTTCCATGATTTGCTACAATCTTTCTTCCTTCAATTTTATAATCATAATCATAATTTAAAATTGTAAGAACTCTCAAGCAATCAGCAGGTAAAGTAAATTGATAACTAAAACCCCATGAAGGAGTTTCTGTATCTTTTGCTAGTTCAACTCTTTTGATTAAACAGTTCCAAGGGTGAGATCTAAATAAACTATCTCTAACTTGTGTGTATCTTGCGTTGCAAAGTCTTGCATTTTTTGAATCTTCTGTAAGTGTAAGTATTGTTGATGCACCAAGTTGATTTAATGCTCCATTACAAATGTCTACTACTGATGCCATATTACTTCCTTATAATATACTTTCGCCTTATCTGTCTATCTTTTTCTAAAGCGAATATTTCTTCTGTTGTTCTCTCTTGTTTAGTGTCAAATCCATAATGATTTTTACCATCATTCTTAAATCTATCTACTAAAACATATCTATAAACATGATCTCCTTTTTTAAAATGTAGAACAGTTTGTAGATCTTTAATTTGTTTCATGCACTCTAGGGGGTTTCCACTCTCGCTTCCACCCCCTAAAATTTATTTACTATGCTTCGTGAGCAAGTATTTCTACAACTTTAGCTTCTTCCATTCTAGTTGCACCGAATGCAGCAGAATAGTAAACTTGAGTTGCGTAACCTTTGTCAGATCTTTCATCGATTCTAGCAGTAGAGTCTTTACCCATAGCTAATGCAACACCATCTTGTACGAAAGCGATACATTTTCTTTTGCTTGAAGCGATTGTTAGTCTGTTAGTTACACAGAAATCAAAACCTAAGAAAGTATTAACATCACCAGATGCTAATGCTTTTACTGTGTTGAAATCACTTGAAGTTACTTCAGTAGTTCCTAATAGATCTGTGATCTGTTTTGGAGATACGATGATGTATCTTTTTAGTGAAGGATCAACATCAGCTAGATCGATGATTTCTTTCGCTTGTCTTAATTTAGCGATAGTTAAACCAGCAGTTCCAGATTCAGCAATCTTTTGACCAGAAGGTAATGCAACAGAAGTACCACCAGCAACACCTGTGTCAGATGCTCCTGTAGCAGCAGCAATAATTGCATCATCCATTGCTCTACCCATTGCATAAGCAGCAGCTTGTGCATAGCTAGAAGTAGGATCTACTAACATTCTTACTTTATCTAGATCGTCAACTAAATCTGCAAACTCATAGTCAACAAGTGATACACGTCTTCTACTATGTGGTGTATCTGCTTGAGGTGTGTTTGAGTGTCTAGTTGATCTTACTGTTGCAGTAACGCTTCCGATTTGATCGAAAAATGCGTTCTTCCCTGTAACAGATTCAAGTCTCACTTTATCTCTTAAAAGTGATCCTTTTTGTTGTGATAACATTTGTATGTTTGAACTGTATTGTTCTACAAATGCTTTTGTTATTTCAGTTGACATATTATGTCTCCTTAATTGTTAAGTTAATGTTAAAACAAAACAGAGACGTTATCAGAAATTCTGGCTTCTCTTGGATTTAAAGTCTTTTAGACTACAATTCTATTCTTTGTTGTCAGTAAGGTGCTTACGCATTGTCTTACTTTTCTTAGGCGAATTTTCACTCGCCTTAGAAACCCATGTATAATATTCTTCGCAGATTGGCAAGGGATTAGATTTTTGATTCTCTGATCCACTCTCTACAACAATACGAAGTATTTCTAATCTTAACTCTTCTTTATCCATTAATCATTGTTCTCAAAGTAAATACTTGTTGAACTACTTTGTCATGATCTGGATGTGCTTTATTCCAATATGGACCATCTCTATCATTAACAAGTTTACTAATTTCAGCTTCATAGTCTGTACCTCGATCAGTATTTTCACTCTCTGTACTTATTAATTTATCTTCAGATAATATGTTTGCAATGTTTGCAAAACCTTTAATAACTTCTGGATGATCTCCTAATCTTGTACCATCTTTTAGTTCCATATCTAAGATTTGTGGATTCATATTTGCTTTAGCAACTGATCCAGCTTTTTTAATGTTAGCATCATAGTTACCACCCCACTCTTTACGAAGTTCAGCTTCTGCATTTGCTTGAGCAGTTTCAGTATCTATTCTTGCTTGTTGCACAGATCCTTCCATAGAATTTTTATAAAATTCTAAGATACCTTGTGCTTGTTTATTATTTAAACCAAGCTGATGAGCATTCTCTGCAAATTGTTTTATTGCACCTTCATCCAATGGAGCTGTTTCTGATTTTACTTCTAACTTGTATTTATCTGCAGATTCTGGTCTACCAAGTTTTCCATATACTTCATTCCATTGATCGTCTGTTGAGTTCTCATTTGGTACTGCAACTTTATCTTGACCAATCATTCTAGTTGCGTTGATATAGCTTTTAGCTAACGCATCTATTTCAGTAAACTTAGAAATATTTGGATCATTTCTAAACTCTTCCGAGATTGTTTCTTTCCAAGATTTGGCAACAGTTGATGGTTGTTCAATTGCTTGAGGAGTGTCTGTAGTAGTTGTTGTCTCTTCTACAGGCACATCAGTTTGTGTTATCTGTTCACTTGACATTCTTATTCTCCTTTTGTAGCATTTGTTTTATAAATAGAAGTACGCTACGTTGACCTTCCATATATGCACTCTCATGACTATCACCTTTTACATTAGTGGTAGAATGATAATGACATCTTTTTTCTAAGTCAGACAAAACTTCTTTGCCTTCGTCTGTATTAAAAATATATTGATAGTTGTCTCTAAGTTTTTTTACTAGATTCTCTAGCTGTTTATTTGTTTCCATAAATTATTCAACATCAGCGTTTGCTAAAGCCTGTGCTTCTTCTGGTAATGCTTTTGCTAATGGTGCGACTTTTCCCCCTGCTTCTGCTAGTTGTTGTACTTGTTGCATCTGTTGTTGTTGTGCTTGTTGTTGTGCTGCCTGTTCTCTTTCAGCATTTAATTCAGATTGTGGTTTTAATATTTTTTGTGGAACACCTACAATGTCTGCTAAGTGTCTAACTAATTTATCCATATTAATATGATCGAATACTGGAGCAACATTTGATAAACTACCTAATATTTCTATTGTTCTCATAATAGAAGATAACTCTGTAGACTTTTGTGCTTTAGCTAATGGTGATACATATTCTATTTCTATATCTTGACCTGCTAAAAATTCTGGAGCCGGTCTAAATAAATTTTTTTTTAGTATTAAAGAAAATGCTCTATCGATTAATGGTTTTAATAATTCAGATTGAAGTCTACCCAAAACTGGTCCAAGTAATCTCATCTTCTCTTCGTTACGTTGAATTACTTCTGTTGCCGTCATTTGTGGACCATTCTGCATCATAAGTTGGTTTACATAAAAAGCATTTCTAATTGAGTTTCTTCTTTGCTCTTCCATGTTTAAACCTAATGGAGTGTTTGCTCCAATGTTTAATGTTTCAATTCTATCTCTAGTTCCTGCTCTGTAAAAATTTAAACCACCTGGTACTGTTCTTACAGGTAACATAAAACCATCATCTGGAACTAATAAAGGTGGATCAACTTGTTTCTGTGCAGACTTGATTGTAGTCTTTGACATTTCATTTAGCATCTTAACGTCTGGCAAAGCTGTCATTGCAGGAGATCTACCATAAATTTCGTGTGATGCTTTTAAGTATCTTGGCACTACAAAAGGGAACTCTCTAAAACCAGATACAGATAACTCGTCTCCAGATTCTCCATCTAAGTATACAGATTCAAATGGCATATTTTGTTTGTCTTGTTTTTTAGGATTAAAGTCAGATCTAGGATAAACTGCGTGAAGTATTTCTACTTCTTCGTAAGGATCTTTATTTGCTTTAGTTGCAATGTTGATTGATACATCTCCAAACTTTTGTATTACTGCTCTTGCAGATAAACTAAACTTTCTAAATACTGTATCGATTCTTCCCTTATCATTTTCAGCAATAAATATTTCATTAATGTGTCTTGTAGAAAATTTTAAAATATCCTCATCATCTTCTTCAATAAACATTGCTGCTGTGCCAAATGTAATTAAATCATGATACAGTTCAAATATTTCTTGTTGAAAATTAGATTTGTTAAACGCAGAATACATAACTTCAGTAGCATCTTCCAACCACTCTTTTGCTTCATCCTCTCCATCCATTCCTTCATTTTTAAATCTTAAAGAGAACCAAGGTGTAGATGGGTTAGTTAGCATACCATGTAGTGATGCAGCTAATAGTTCTACTGATTGTAATGGTGAGCCATCAAAAATAAGTTCAGTTCTTTTATCACCTTTAGATCTTGTTTTAGTTACATCTGCTTTTCTTGGTTGCATATAATCTGCAACTTCTTGCCAATGACTTTCCCAATTTTGTCTTTGAGATTTTAAACGATCATATCGTTTTAATAAATTTTTTGCTTTTTCTGTTTGTGCCATTATCTACCTAATAAACTTGGTTTGCCTAATGTCAAGCTACCAGTTGCACCAGTAACACCTGTCATGATTGTTGGAGATCTTCCTTTAGCTTTTGCTTTTCTTTTTCTTAACAAGATTGGATCTTCAGCGTCTGTTTCTGTACTCTGCGAAACTTCTGCAGTAGTAGGTGCAGTTACTTGTGGAGCTTGTACTACTTGACCACTTGTACCTGTTGCACCACCATTATCACTTTTAGATATTGTTCTACCCATAGCATCCACTTCACCTCTGCTTCTTGCTTTTATATAATCCTCGTAAGTTCCTTTTGTGTTTCCAGAATAATTTTTTACTTTAGTGTCATAATAATTTCTATTAACTTCTTCACCTTTTGTTAGACCACCAATGATTGCTCCAGTTACTCCACCACCAGAAATAAAATCTACAACTTTATTTGTTTTTTTTGTGTAACCAAACTTATCTCTTTTTACTTCTTTTACTTTTGATTTTTTATTAACAAAAGCATCTGATCCACTATTTCCACCACCATTAGATGAACTATTAGATCCCATTACTTACCAAATGTTAAAGAAGATTTAGTTTCAGATTTAACTTCTGTTTTTACTTCTGACTTAACTTCTTGATTAATACCTACACCATTATCTAAATCATCCATATTACTGATAACTTTTTTTGCAGCAGGTTTCTTTTTTGTAAATGCTTTTTTAATTTTATCTAACATATTATTCTCCTAATAAAGTTTTAAGTTTTGTTTCTTCGGATTCTTGTACACCCAATGGTCCAGTAAGTATTGTAGACTTTCTACCTTTTCTTTTTCTCATAATTGCATCTTGTTCAGCTTTCATTTTTGCTTCTTCTTCTGCAGATAATTCTGTATCCGGTGGTTCTGGCAAGGGTTGCACAGGTGGTAATGCTGGCATTTTTGGTTTAAGTATTGATCCCATAATTAAATAATCCTGTAATCATTATCTGCTACACTTTGTGGAGCAGTTTGTCTAGTATTAATTTCTTGAAGACCAACAGCTAGGTAACGCATAGCATCGCAAGCGTGTGAACTCCAATCGTGTACAGGTTTCGATCTGAACATTCTATTTTTGTCGATGTACTTCCTATGGTAATGTCTTAACGCATCTACTAAACTTTTGCAATGGTCTGTATCTATCCAACATCTAGAGAGTAACATTGTTACTGCGTGTATACCTTCTTCTACTGGTAACTTCGGTACTACCTTAAATCTAATTCCTAACTGATATGCTATCTCTCTTCTGGTCTTTCCATTACCAAACTCTTGCACATCAATATCGTGTGGAGCAAAGTGATCCTTGTAAATGTATGGTTTTTCTTCTAGCATCTGGATGTAGTGTGGTAATCCATGACCTCTTTCTTCATGATAATCTATTATCTGTATTGCTGTTCCTTTTTGTTGAAAGAATATAATACTACTGTGGTCTGCGACACCGAGATCCCAGGCAGTTGAGACAGGCAAAGTAGGATCGTAAGGAACTCTAGCTATTTGGTTTTTATCTTCAATTTTAGAGATCTCTTCTCCGTATATAGCACCTTCTATGTTTGCTATCCAATCACACTCAAATTCTTGTAGGTACTTCTTATCACCCATAACTTCTTTTGCTTTCTCTAATTCTTCTGGATCTACAATCTTAGTATCACTTGCTTTAGCTTTGTAGTTAAACCAATCTTCTGCACCATTTGCGTGTTGGTATAGATCGTAAAAATTATTATTCATTCCAGCAGGTGTACCAATAAAGACGCAATATCCTTTTCTGTCTGATAAAGCTGGTCTAATTATTTCTGCAAATAGTTTACCATCAATGTTGGCGTATTCATCTATGACACACCCATCCAGGTATATACCCCTTAACCCATCTGAATTTTCTGCTCCGAGTAATGTTATTCTGCTGCCATTAGGTAAGTCTACTCTTAGCTCTGTTTCGTTAAACTTAGTGTTTGGTATTTTTGCCGTGAACTGTTTCATATAATCCCAGGCAATACTTTTGGCTTGTTTGAAAGTAGGAGCTATGTATGCAAATCTAGGATTCTTCAACTTACTCATCAATGCTGATCTAATCAAATGGTTGATCATACATACTGTTTTGCCAAACCTTCTGTGGCACACGAGAACACTCCATCTGTATCTATTGATCTGTTGATGTAAATAAGATTGATGTTTTCTCGGAGTATAAGGTATTTTGATATTCATTAGTGTATCATTTTAGATCTTTGAATGCTACTTAATGAAGTATATTCTACACCTAGTGTCATCATAGCATAATCAGTAAACAGCTCTGCTGCTATCGCATTAGGGAAACCAACAAATCTAATTATTACATTGTTTGTTTTTTTATCAATATAAGCAATACAATCTAAATCTTCAGTATTAAGATAATCCATATACTACATCTAGTATATTGCTTTTTTAAAACAACTAAAAAATATTTTTGGTAAAGAGTTTGTATAACTGGTGCAGGGTATGTCTGTGTGTCTGTGGAGATTATCCATGTATATATATAAGAAAAAACCTAGAACGATTTGAGGGTGGTAGGGGTGGTATAAGTTTCAAAAATATCTGTAAATTGTAGAGTTTTTTATTAACGATAATTGTCGACTATCAATACAAATGTTTGATAATCATTAATTATCAGAAAAAATTCCGGGTTATTAATTCCGTTTGTTATATCGCATAAAATAAAATTGATTTGCTTGAGATAGTTGAACCATAATTCAAACTTTAATTTAAACTTTAATTCTAACTCTAATTCTAATTCCAACCTCAATAAACATTAGAACAATTCTAAATTATATATGCGTCAATCTGTCATGTTATAATTTTAAATTATATCTATAACTTGCCTTTATAAGTTAAATTAAACAACAAAGGAAAAACAAATGAATATAGCTCACAAATTAATTGAAGATAAAAACAATTTAGCAATAGAAATTGATAATTTATTTTATGATATTAAAAACATAGAACAACAAGCTAGTGCATTAAGAACAATCGTTAAAGCGTTTGATGTTGAAACTATGGAAATTGTTAAAGGTTTTTTAACTCAAGAAGTTAAAGATCAAAAAAATTACATGAAAGGGGGTAAATAATGGAAATCAAAGTATCTATAAAAAGTGTTTATGGGGTTGAGAGAATTTATCCAAAATGTCGAATTGCTCAAACATTTTTAGCATTAATGAGAAAAAGAAC